CATGTGGAGTTTTTCGCATATTACATAGTCACGGTATCACTCCACATGTAGTTCCAGTCAGACATCATTATTTTTGGGATAACGGCGTACATTGCGTGACCTGTGATTTAGATAGGACCGGACAACGTAAAGATTATTTTCCTGAAAGACGGTAATGGCAATAGACTTTACACTCATTGAACAATCAACAAAATATTCTATTGGACAAATCAATGAAAAAATTCCTACTGTATGTCCTTATGTTTTTATTCTACCAAACTTTATAGATCCTACGTTATTGGGGAAGTTATATCAGTATTCACTTGTCAGTAACAATTGGTGTGAACAAGAACTATATGGTTCTTTGTTGTATGCAACCAATAGATTTAAAATCAACTGGGAGGCTGATACCGTAATTGAAGAAGTTCATACTGTTTTTGAAAACTTAACAGATACACTTAATCAAGTATACAAAAAGAATTATAAATTTTTAGGTATTAATCTTTGGAAAGATTCTGCAGGGTTTCATACAATCAAGCACGTTGATAATCCGGGAATAGATTTATCAATACAGATTTACTTAAACGATATTGAATACGATCTAGGTACTAAATTTGAATACGCAAATACTACTATTAAAACACCATATATTAAGAATTTTGGATATATGATGGACAATGATGGAAAGATCACACATTACTTTGACTCAGTAATACCACCAGATTATACCAGATACAGCCTTTATGCTATTTGGTCCAATAACAAATAAATATCTAAAATAGGACGAATCTTGCAAAAAAAGACACGCAGTATTTTAGACGAACTAGCACACATGCCTGTCACTAAAGATCGGGGAAATCTTGTGGAAAGTCGTGCTGGGCACGTTATTTCGGGTGCAATTAACTTGATTAATTATATCAAAGAGCACTATAATGCTGATGAAGCCGCTGAGTTGGAGCGTAGATTATTAAACAGTATTAGAGCCCAAGATCCTGCTAAATTTTCTCGTGGTGTGCGACGTTTTAAAAGTGACGATTAATGCAAATATTAGAATTCATAACTTCCCTTAGAGAATCAACACATATAGAACACCCTGAAGATCTAGTTTTTACTGAAGGGTCTCGTGGTGCCGCTCGTGCTACGCAAGCACTGAACTCGGTGATTGCACAGCCAAAAAATCTTACCATCAAATGGGACGGATTCCCTGCCATTATATTTGGTAGAAATGTCGACGGACAACTGGCTGTTGCTGATAAACACATGTTTACCAAGGGTGACGGGTCCGGTAGAAACATCACAAGTCTTCAACAGTTTATTGCATATGACCAAGCTCGTGGTGTTGATCGTGGTGATTTGTACCAAAAATTAAATGTATTATGGCCCGGATTGGAGCAAGCAGTTCCAACAAGTTCGCGCGGATATTACTGGGGTGATTTACTCTGGGCCGGTATGCCCGGTACTCAAAACAATGAGTACGTTTTTCGCCCAAATACAGTTACCTATCAGATCCCGGTACTAAGTGATCTGGGAAAACGTATAGGTAAATCGTCAGGTGGAGTTGTTGTACATCAGTTCTTTGCCGACTTTGACAGTCCTGCACAAGTATTAAACGGAACCGGTGATTTAAATTTATCTGGCCCGTTGTGTGTTTTAACTCCGCAAATGACCGACAAAATTGTTCTAAAAAGCCCAGTACAGCAACTCAAAAAAGCTGACACTGCCATTAAGAAATATGGTGCAGCAGTGGATCAGCTGATAGACCCCACAAATTTAGCATCATTTAAAATGAAGGATTTGCCGGGACTAATGAAGATGTACATTAACTTTAAAGTCCGGGGTGGTACAAGCAGTTTTCTAGAATGGTTGCCCGCCAAGTTATCAACAGCCAAGCATGAACGAATGTATGGTGTAAATCAGGACGGCTACCTGCATCAAAATATTCAGGGCCTAGAAGGTGCATTTGTCATCTGCGACGCTGTTGCTGCCGTGAAAAACAACATAGTGGCGCAATTGGATGCCCAGCAAAAAACTGTGCAGGCCAACATAAACGGTCAGTCTGGTGGCGAGGGGTATGTGGTAAGTACCCCACAGGGTTTACTCAAACTGGTAAATAGATCCATGTTTAGTGCAGCTAATTTTGCTAAAAATCCTTGAATAGTATAAATATTAACATGCGGTAACGCAAACTATTAAGGAGATATAACATGGCAATTGGAGTAACTAAAGTACACGGCAGTTCGGCCGGTGTAAACAATGTAGGATCAGGACAGAGTTTTGCTAATGCAGCAATCGTTAATACTGGTATTGCACCCCCTATCACTGCGTATAAAATCACTGTTTTAGCAGGAAATTCTGGAAATCTAGCCCAAGAATTGGGCGAACCAAATGGTTCGGGCAAAGTTGGTGCAGTTGAAACTATCATTAGAACATTTGCATCCAATGCATCTGTTCTAGCATTCCAAGTTGACGCCGGAACTTCTGGTGCTCAACAAGTCAGTGTTATTGGCGAGCGCAGCGACTGGACAGCAACTGATCTACAGACTGTATTGCGTACACTGGGTAACGTTGGTGCGTACGGCAACGTTTATCTAAGCGGCTTCGCCGGAGGTGCTGGATGCACAGTAAGCAGCAGCGGTGGAATTAAACTGGCTTAATTTGTAAAAAAACAATAAAGAAGGCAGACTTAGGTCTGCTTTTTTTATGATTCGTATAAATATTAACATGCGGTAACGCAAACTTATTAAGGAGATATAAAATGGCAATCGGAGTAACCCCAAGCGCAGGATATTCATATGCAGGTATAGTTGGTACACTGAACGGTACATCAGGAGCACAAATTGGTGGAAGTTTAAAATTCTACAAAGTGCAAGTTCAAGATAATAGCAGTGCTAATATCGATCTGCAAGCTGAAGATGATGCTGCTAGCGAATTGTTTGAAATTATTGTCAAGCAGTTCCCACAAGGACTTTTGGCATATAGTTCAGTTGCAGCCACTAGTGGTTTAGTTTATTTGATCTGTGACGGTGTTAATGCGCCAGCAGCAAGTGTTGTACAAGCAGCGATTCGTGCCCTAGGCGCAACAGTTGGTGCTAACAGTGTTGACGTTCGTGGTACAGACGTAACTGACGGCACAAGCTTTACTGTAGCTTAATTTTAACCAAGTTAAAAGTAGAAAAGCAGACCTAGGTCTGCTTTTTTATTGAATATCTATATGAAATTCTTTACCGGAGTCACATTAGTTGATGTTACCGCCACCGGCGTCACCAGACACCGGGTAGAGCAAGAACTCGAGCGTGATCAACAAAGAAACTGGGAAACCGTGCTACAGGTTATTGGGCTACGTGCCCAGCCACAGCTGATTGAGGGACCAGTGTGTAGAGAATACGCGATAGACAGTTCCGGCGGATTTGGGGAAATGTACCACGGAGTACAAAAGGTCTGGTTATTCTGTTTTGGGGTGGAATCCGAGGACGTCTTTTTGTACAATGATGACCCAGTTGGTGGATTGGATAAAGACTTTGCACAAGTTCCTGTTGTTTGCGGTCTTACTGAAACTGCTCGCTTTATGCTGCCAATATTCTACCCCTACGGTGCAATCAAAAACATATATTTTAAAACTGGCAGGATTCACTTAAATACTATTTGATTCATTGGCACTTTTAGGCAACTCTCATGGCACATTTTTTAGGTAACAACACAGACCCCTCTTTCTTTAAAGGAACGGAAACGAAATGGCAGAGAGCGAAAGAAACAACCTCGGAGCGCACGTGGACTTATGTGCTGAAAGATACCGAAGCTTGGAAGATAAATTAGATAAACTAGAAAATCGTATGGGTACGATGGAAGAACATATCATCATCATACGAACAAAACTGTCAGAGTCGGCTGCTGATGTGTCAGGTAAAACCAGCACTCAGCTGATTTCTATTGGCACAGTGTTTGGAGCAGCATTGCTAACAGGATTAATTACAGTATTCATTCAATTTATATTAAAATAATAATGAAGATCGTAGAACTCTTAAATAAAGTACATGTACCATTAACCAACGAAGAAGCAGACGTATTGGGACAATTTCATGATCGTGCAACTATTGCAAAAGAAGATTTTGATCATAGGCAAATGGTAGTTGCAAACCACCTAGTTAATAAAGACGTACTGCTAAGAAAAAATGAAGAAGGCAAAATCTACTACAAAAAGAAAATCTGAACTTGAGCAAGCTCAAAATGCATTCGCTGATTTCGGCACCAAATACATAAAAAACTGGACAGAACAAGAACTCAAACAATTTAGAACACAACCCGTGGTTATTCCTGTTGGAGCCCACGGGTTTTTTGTTGGTGGTTTTCGCATTACTGGTGCACACATTGCATGCTGGAGCGTAGAAAAAATAGACGGGCGTCACGTACACGATTTTACATCCAAAGCCGCAGCTATCATTTATTGTATTAGTGAAGTACGACAAAAATACGATGCAGCCCAAACTCTATTAGACCTGGACACCAAATTGGGGCGCCTGGACACAGATATTGTGCATTACGAATATACTCTGTCAAAAACCCAGGATTTAGTTAAATCCACGTCAGTGTTAAATAGATGTATAGATGCTAAGATAAACCGCCGACATCTTTTGAATATTTTGAAAAAAACTTTGAATTCGGCTAAATACTTGAACTTTGGGAAACAACCACTATGAGATTAAAAGAAATGGGCGTAAAGCCCTCCGCTAAGAAAATTAATAAAGTCATGGAAAGCCGCTTTGGCATTACAATTGATTATGCTAATTTAAACTTTAAAAAAGCCTATGTTTTAGCCAAGGGCCTGACTGAAAGCCTGAACCAGATTAAACACAGCCATGGTGTTCATATAGCAGAAAAGAATCCAAAATACATGGAACTTTTGATGGTACGTGAAGGCCTACATCGCTGGATGGTAGAGAATAAGCAACAGCTTATTATGGAAAGCGAAATGGGCAAGAGCCAGGCTATTCTTGCTGCTAAAGACATGGTCGATAGCATTCAGGACATGTTGGAAGATGTGAGCAAGATGCAAAACGAACAGATGCCTGCACTACTAGATACTATCCGTGACCAGATTGGTATGGAACAAGCTGAACAGTTCAAGACCAGTGTTGGTACATTATTGGCTAGCATGGTTGATCAATTGAGCACAGCACGTGAAACTGCTGATCAGGCAGCCCGTTTATTAGCTGGTGAGCAGATAGCACAACCCATGGGCATGGGCGGCGGCATGGATGGCGGTATGGGCGGCGGCATGGATGGCGGTATGCCTTCTGGTGCTGAGATGGGCAGCGATTTAGATACAGACGAATTTGCAGCAACCGACGCTGCAGTTGGTGGCGCAGAAGCATTAGGCAGAGAGAAACGCTAATGCGTATTCGCGAAGTCATCGTAGAAGATGTCTACGATAGCATGATACAAGATGAAGCCAACGATCCGGTAATTAATACATTGTTGACTCATCTTGTACGTATTCATGAACGTGCAAGTGAGACACACACTATTCCCAAGGTAATGGCTAAGTCATTAATTAATTTAGTTAGGACCGAGCATCCACAATTTAACTTTGATACATTAAAAATGGCCAAGGGCAACAACGATGCTGTTGGGCAAATCATTAGTGATATTAAAGAAGATGAATCCGGTACAATGTGGGTTTATATAGCGCCATATCAAGATGAGCAAGATACACCGGGTATAGGTGATAACATGGCTCCTAGAACTGCACCTGAAAAAACAGTCAACTCAATGGCTAAATCAGCTTTAGCCAAACGCAGCTAGTCAACACAAACGCACTTTTTTCAAAGTGGTAAATGATACCATATAAAAATAATTTTGAATTCAATTCGGTAGAATGGATCAGGGACAATCAGCATATTTGCCGATTGCCTTATACTGGAATACAATATTTTTTTAATTTTGACACAGTTAAACCCTGTTGTAATCTTCTCCCCACATACAGTGACGACTATTATTCTCCCATTAAGGAAATAAAACAATCAATCGAAGCCGGTGAAACTCATGAAAAATGTAAGGAGTGTTATCGTTGCGAAGCAGATGGTAAAACTAGCGAACGTATCAGATCTTTATTGGGATACGAACCCAAAATAGTTGAAAATTTTTTAAAAAATAAAGAAGTAGATAGTTTCAATATAAGTGTCACCCTATCAAACATCTGTAACATGGCTTGTAGAAGCTGTTCGGCGGATATTAGCAATTTGTATGATAAAATATGGAACATAAATCAGTCCCCTTCTCCATCTATCGCAGATAATCCACCCCTGTGGGATTCAATGCTGGACAATATCCACAAAGCTGCCACAACACATAATAACTTTATTTTGACAATATCCGGCGGCGAAGGTTTAGTCCAACCTGACTTTTTTAAATTACAAACCTGGATGATTGAGCAGGGTATTAACAAAAAAGTTACACTACAAATCAACACCAATGGATCCATTGACAACGAAGAAATGTATGTCAATCTATTAAATAATTTTAAAGCTGTAAATTTAGCAGTGAGTGTTGATAGTATTTACGAAAACTATCATTATGTGCGCTGGCCAGTGACTTGGAAAAAGTTAGAGAAAAATTTAGAATCGTTTGCAAGATATAAAAAACAGTATGATAATTTTGTATTTTTTATTACCCCGGTTTTTTCAATTAACAATATCTTTTACCTAAATGATTTAATTCAATATTTTGAAGATTTTTCTAACAGGCACGGGATAGAAAATTACATTCCTATATATGATGGACCCCTGTTTCAACCCGATTGGTTAGATATAAAGTATCTTCCGGATTATCTTAAAGATCATCTACGTGTTCAATTGAGTACATTATTGGATAACCCACTGGTATTGAGTCACAAAAATAAAGGATTATTGACCAGTTTACAAGGTATTTTCAATTTGTTGAATAATAGTACAGAGAAACAGTCCTATATCTGGAGAACATATTTGGGGAAAACAGCCAGATGGGATCGTTTAACTAAATCAGACTTTGCAATACATAATAAAAAAATGTATAATTTGTTAAATAATAGCGATAAGCAGCAATTCGACGAATTCAAAAAAATGGATGCTGAACATCCAATAAAATTTCTTTAAGGAAACAACATGGCATACTCGGGACAGGTACTAGATCACTACGAAAATCCTCGCAACGTTGGGAAAATGGATAAAACTGACTTAACTGTGGGTACAGGTATGGTTGGTGCACCGGCCTGCGGTGACGTCATGCAACTGCAAATAAAAGTGGAAAATGATATCATCACTGACGCAAAGTTTAAAACGTATGGGTGCGGGTCGGCAATTGCATCGAGTTCACTCATCACAGAATGGGTCAAGGGTAAAACTCTGGATCAGGCTGGATCCATCAAGAACTCCAGCATTGCTGAGGAACTTGCACTTCCGCCGGTTAAAATCCATTGTAGCATCCTTGCAGAAGACGCTATTAAAGCGGCAATAGCCGACTACAAGGCCAAGCATGATACAGTTAACTGAAATAGCAGCAAAGAAAGTTTTAAAGCATATAGAAAAAAGAGGGCAGGGTATTGGTATTCTGGTTGGAATACGCACCACTGGATGCTCGGGCCTTGCTTATAAACTAGAGTACGTGGATGAAACAGCAGACGATGTCATACAGTATGAAAGTCATGGTGTAACGGTTTTTGTAAGCCCCAAAGATCTTCCATATATTGATGGTATGGTCATGGATTACAAACGTCAAGGTCTTAACGAAGGATTTGACTTCATTAATGAAAAAGAACGCAACCGTTGTGGATGCGGAGAAAGTTTCCAAATTTAAATGATTATAGAAAAATTTAACTATACCCCCCTGGCTAGAGAAAGCGTAGAGGGCAAGCGCCATTACGCATTGCCTGATGGCAGTCGTGTGCCCAGTGTTACTACAATACTGGAACGAACTAAACCACAGGAAGCAAAACAGGCACTACAAGAATGGCGAAATCGTGTTGGCCATGAACGTGCTCAACAGATTACCACAGAAGCGGCCAATCGTGGAACACGCATGCATACCTACCTGGAACGTTACGTTAAAAACGATGACCTAGGTGAATTTCCCACGAACCCATTTGCACAACCCAGCTGGTTCATGGCCGCACAAGTTATACTGGAAGGACTTAAACACGCTGACGAGTATTGGGGTAGCGAAGTGCCTTTGTATTACAGCGGCTTATATGCAGGCACTACAGACCTAGTGGGTGTCTGGAAAGGACAACCTGCAATCATGGATTTTAAACAAACTAACAAGCCAAAAAAGCGTGAGTGGGTTGATGATTACTTTTTACAACTAGCTGCCTATGCCGCAGCACACAACGACACACATGGCACCAATATAAATACTGGCGTTATTTTAATGTGTGCAAAACCTGCAGACGAAAATGACACCCCCAAGTATCAAGAATTTGTTCTAGAACCCAAGGACTTTGCATACTGGTCAGACCAGTGGATGCGTAGGGTTGAACTTTACTACCTAACCGCATAATGCAATCATTTAAAGATCATCTCAACAATACCAGTTTTTGTATATTACCGTTTGTGCATCAAGAAAAAAAGTTCAATGGCACATATCATGTGTGTTGTTATGGGGATCAATTGCAGTCCGATCATGCTGAACAAACGTCTAAAGAAAGTTTTAACTCCGATAAAATTAATAGCATCAGGGAGAAGATGTTGGCGGGCGCCAGGCCCAGTGCCTGTGAGTCCTGCTATAAATTAGAAGACCAAAATATATCCAGTCCCCGACATCGAGAAAATCACACCTGGGGCAATTGGCGTAGTACACATGAGGCGATTGAAAAAACGTTCACTGATTATTTAGAGCAGCGTGAAATGAAGCCCATAAGTTACGACTTAAGATACAGTAATACGTGTACTTTAAAATGTCGTATGTGTAATAGTTCTAGTAGTAGTGCGCTGAATGCAGAATATAAAAAAATTAATCACCACTGGCCGGAAAAGTTCTGGTTTACGGACAATCCTAGAATTAATCATGATTTAGAATTACATGCCGATATACAAAAAATATATCTAGCCGGCGGGGAGCCTCTAGTAGAGCCCCTAAATTTGGAGCTGTTGAATAAACTGGCAGACTACAATCCCAACTTGGTTATTCTCATTAACACCAGTTTAAATCATCTCAGCGATAAGTTTGTTGATGTGTTAAACAGATTTAACTATCTAACACTGGTTGTATCAATCGATGGCACTGATAATGTTAATGATTATATACGCCATGGATCAAATTTTAATACAGTAGTAGAAAATATTCGTCGGATGATGCATCATGATATCATGTTTTCCACTTGTGTGAGTATGTACAACATCTGCAATATCAAGAACCTAATACAGTTTTTAGCTCAAGAGTTTCCAAAATACAGTTTCAATCACGGTATTAACATTGTTAACGATGTTGAAGAAATATTTGTTGACAATATGCCCTATGAATTACGCCAAGAAATTATCAGCGAGTTATTGGAGGTTCTTCCACAATTGGCAAATTTTCCAAGAACTGGAGTACAAAACTTAATTAATATATTGGAGCAAAAGAACTTTGATCAGGGTAAGTTTGATAAGTTTGTCCGATATACCAAAATACTGGATTTGGAACGATCCGAATCCATTACCGACATTGTTCCCCAATTATCTAAGTATTTCAATGAATAAAATTAAAGTTCCTTTTTTAGATGTTCCTATTATTAGATCTTGTAATCTTGGCTGTGGGGGATGTCTTACCTTCTCTGATAACAAAAAAATCAAGGGACTGGTTAATATTGAAGACAGCAGAGAGTGGTTGGAATTCTGGTCCAGTAAGTTAGAACCCAAGGCTGTTACAGTATTTGGTGGGGAACCTTTGTTACATCCTCAATTTGTTGAGTGGTGTCATACGTTAAAAAGTTATTGGCCAGAAGCAGAGTTACGCATAAACACCAATGGGTATTATTTGGACCGACTTGCTGACCGGATACCTGAATTATTTAATTTAAAAATTATACCACAGTTTATTGTTAGTATACAAACTGGGCATGAACCTTATTATTCCATAGTAAAACAAAATGTAGAGAAAATTAAACTGTTAGTACATGAGTACTATGCTGGGTTATATCCCCGAGACAATTACAGGTGGAATTTGTGGTTGGATGAGCCAGAAATTCACAAACAGTGGTGGCGCCTGGATTTTAAACAAGCGGAAGAAACTGATATACGTATCACAATCTGCGAACAATTTAGAATTCCCTGGCAGGCACATTACCAGGGTTCGGCTGAACAGTTAGCACCATTCTACAGCTACCACGATCAATGGTACACAGAAAATCACCGCTTCTGCCAGGCCAAGAATTTTATTAACTTGTACAAGGGCAAGATATACAAGTGCCCAACCAGTGCGGTTTTGGGGCACACCTTGGAAACATTTAACCTGACGGATAAACCAGAGTGGACTGAGTATCTAGATAACTACGATGCTCTTACAGTTGATGCAAGCGATGAACAGATTAAAAAATGGTTTGAAACCCAGTCAAAACCGGAAAAAATCTGTAATATGTGTGGGTTTTCAGGCCCAAAATATACAAATGGGCATTTAAATAGACACGAACTCAAAGAAGGATGGAAGTTTGACATTGTTCCTCTAGACGTGATATGATAAATACCTAATAGAATTGAGGGTTTGTAATGGCCATTACGCAGATAAGCAGAATACAACACAGAAGAGGGTTACAGCAGGATTTGCCGCAATTAGCTTCGGCTGAACTGGGCTGGAGTGTAGACACCAAAAGGCTGTACATTGGTAACGGAACTCTAGATGAAGGTGCGCCAGCCACTGGAGTTACTGAGATATTAACGCAGTATTCGGATTTAACAAATTTTTTAGGAACTTACACTTTTAAAGGTGATGCTGCAACTTATACTGCACAAACAGGCAGTAGTTTATTAAACCCAACACTGAGAAGTATCCAAACTAAATTGGATGATTTTGTTAACGTCAGGGATTTTGGTGCAGTTGGTGATGGGTTGGTGGATGACACCAATGCTATAAATCGTGCAATTCAGCAAATTTACAAAACCGGGACCAGTGAGTTAGAGCAAAGAGCAAGACGCACTATATATTTCCCTGGCGGGGTATATTTGACATCGTCAACTATTTCAATCCCAACATATGCTCGACTAGTAGGGGATAGTTCCAGTGCAACAATTAAACTCAATCAGGGCAATCACACAGTTGCAAACTTGGTGGATAGCCAATTTCATTCAGGGGCAAGTATAGGAACTAATGGTGCTGAGTCGCCAAAATATATTGAAATTGAAAATATCGAATTTCGAAATGCCAACACCAATGTTACTTTCCCGCTGGTCAATATTGACAGTGCAACCAATATACGATTAAAAAATGTCAAACTCTTTTCCGCCGACTCATCTGGAAACTTTGTTAATGGTGTGCAAATATTATGTTCCACTTCCAATACAGCAAGAGTAGTTTTTGACAGTTGTAGTTTTTCTGATCTAGGAAATGGTATATGCATACTGGGTGATAATGTTAGTTCAATAAAAATTTACAATTCAGATTTTTTAAATATGACCAGATATGCCATTGCCATGAATACAGTTGACTCTTTATTCGGAATCGGTAATTATTTTGGTAATGTAAATGCCGTTGCAGATAAAGATAAAGCACTTAGCTACATTGGAGTTGGTGATAGTTACACGCAAGCCGAAACCAGCTTATCTTTGGGTAATCTGATAGCCACAACAGCAAAATCAACCACAATATCTAGCACAACAAAAGCTGTTGCGGCCATTCTCCCCAACACCAGTGGAAAATTTACTTATGAATTATCCACTTATCAATCTTCAAGATTTGGGACAGTGACATTTGGGGCCAATGGTACACAAACACAATTTTTTGATGAGTACACTGAAGTGGGGACGTCTACCAACGCCAATCTTTATGCCAACGTAAACTATTTGACCTGTTCTATCAGTTCTGGCTTTGCTTTATTTAAATACAACTTAACACAATTTATCTAATAAATGTTTAAATCAAGTGCCAGCGAGCGAATGACTCGCTGGAAACTCTTCAGAAAAGATATTGGTGGTATGCCTTTGCCCGATGCAATGATAGCTGCCAACGATTTTTGGAATCCCTGCCCGTTTATACCCTTTTATCTCACTCCCGAGGATGCCGCCTCATGGCCAGATCCCTGGCAATTAATTACTGAAAATTACTATTGCGATCTTGCTAAAGTATTGGGAATAGTTTATACTCTACATCTATCTGCACACAAAGACTACATTGATCCCGAAATAAGGGTATATTATGATACGTCCAGCCGGCATTCATATCATATAGCATACTTTACTCAGGGAAAATATGTTCTTAATTTGATTGAGGGAGCAGTCGTAAATAAAGAACACATTAATCAAAGATTAAAATTAAAATACTGCTATGCAGCAGCAGATTTAAAATTAGAACAATACTAGAGGCGTTGATGACACAAATTCAAGTTACAAAAAGAGACGGAAAAAAAGAATACTTAGATATAGAAAAAATGCATCGTGTGGTCATGTGGGCCACCGAGGGAATAACCGGAGTTAGTGCTAGTGAAGTTGAAATAAAAAGCCATATACAGTTTTACAATGGCATTCGAACAGCAGATATTCAAGAGACATTGATCAAGAGTGCAGCTGATCTTATCAGCGAAGAGACTCCAAACTACCAGTATGTGGCCGGTAGATTAATTAATTATCATCTGCGTAAGCAAGTGTACGGCGACTACACCCCGTGTTCACTGTTGGACTTGGTAAAAAAGAATGTTGAGTCTGGATTTTACGATGCTGGACTTCTTGCCGCCTATACCGAAGAAGAATGGAATCGGTTAAATTCGGTTATTCACCACGAACGTGATGAGCAGTTTACTTATGTTGCAATGGAGCAATGGCGTGGCAAGTATCTTGTACAAAATCGTGTCACTAATGAGATCTTTGAAACACCACAGGTAGCATACTTATTGATTGCAGCAACACTATTTCAAACTTACCCTAAAGAAACCCGCCTGCAGTGGGTAAAGGATTATTATGATTCTATTAGTCTTCACGACATCTCTCTTCCTACTCCTGTTATGGCTGGGGTACGTACTCCACAAAAACAATTCTCCAGCTGCGTACTTATTGAAACAGATGACAGCCTTGATAGTATTAACGCTACCACTAGTAGTATTGTTAAGTATGTTAGTCAGAAAGCCGGAATTGGAATTGGAGCAGGTAGAATACGAGCACTTGGCAGCCCAATACGAAACGGTGATGCTTACCACACCGGGGTTATACCTTTTTACAAGTTGTTCCAAAGTGCCACCAGAAGCTGTAGTCAAGGGGGTGTCCGTAATGGCGCCGCTACTTTGTATTACCCTATCTGGCACCTCGAGATCGAGGACTTGATTGTATTAAAAAATAATAAAGGTACCGAGGATAATCGTGTGCGCCACATGGATTATGGTGTGCAATTTAACAAATTAATGTATGAAAGACTGATCACAGGTGGCGACATTACTTGTTTTAGTCCACATGATGTACCTGAAATGTTCGAGGTATTTTTCAATAACCAAGAACGTTTTAAAGAGTTGTATGAGCGAGCAGAACGTAACACCAAGTTAAGAAAGAAAACTTTTAAAGCAGCAGATTTGTTTAGTAGGTTCATGCAGGAACGCAAGGATACCGGAAGAATATATTTGCAGAACGTAGATCATGCCAACACCCACAGTCCGTTTGACGAGGCTGTGGCCCCGGTTAAGATGAGTAATCTTTGCGCTGAAATAGATTTGCCAACCGTACCATTGAAAGATGTCAATGACGAGGATGGTAGGATCGCCCTGTGTACTCTATCAGCGATCAATTGGGGCAATGTAAAAAGCCCACATGACTTCGAAAAGATGTGTCGTTTGGCAGTACGAGGATTGGATGCGTTGCTAAGTTATCAGGACTATCCAATCCTGGCTGCTCGGCTGGCTACCGAGGAGTTTAGACCACTGGGTATAGGTATTATTAATTTTGCCTATTTCCTAGCTAAAAATGATGTTAGTTATAGTGATCCACGTGCATTACCTTTGGTAGATGAGTATGCAGAGGCCTGGAGTTATTATTTGCTCAAGGCCTCTGCGGACCTCGCGGAAGAACAAGGCGCATGTACCAGATGGAACGACCTCAAGAGCGCGAAAGGTGTATTGCCTATTGACACACGTAAACTAGATGTGGACGAACTAGTCGCATATCAAGAACGTATGCCATGGAAATCCTTGCGTGAACAGGTACAACGGACTGGACAGCGTAATGCCACATTAATGGCCTTGATGCCTGCAGAGACGTCAGCGCAGATTAGTAATGCCACGAATGGTATTGAGCCACCGCGAAGCTATGTTAGTATCAAAGGGTCAAAACACGGGCAATTAAAGCAAGTTGTGCCCGAATATCGCCGGTTAAAGAACAGATATGAGCTACTTTGGGACCAAAAAAACCCCGAAGGTTATCTCAAGCTATGTGCAGTACTACAAAAGTATATTGATCAGGGTATTAGTGTAAATACATCCTACAACCCACAGCATTACAATGACGAAAAGATACCAATGAGCGAGATGTTACAACATCTGATTATGTGCTATAAATTTGGAATTAAACAGCTCTATTATTTCAACACCTTTGATGGTCAAGGCGAAATTAATGTAGATAAAATGGCAGCAGATATTAAACTAGAAGATCAAGCAGCACAAGATCAAGAAGACTGTGACAGTTGTGTAATTTAAGAGAGAACAATGAGCGTATTCAATATCAATAATAAAACAGATCATACCAAGGCCCTGGCATTCCTGGATGAATCTGGTGCAGCACCCATACAGCGTTATGATGTATTAAAGTATAGACAATTTGATAAACTAACAGACAAGCAGTTAGGATTCTTTTGGCGACCCGAGGAAGTGGATGTATTACGTGATGCAAAAGATTTCAAGGAACTGACTGATCATGAACGACATATTTTTACAAGTAATCTTAAACGACAAATTCTTCTTGACAGCGTTCAAGGTCGTAGCCCCAATTTGGCTTTTCTCCCTCTTGCTACTATCCCTGAGCTTGAGACCTGGATCCAGACTTGGAGTTTCAACGAGACAATTCATAGTCGTAGTTACACTCACATTATACGCAATGTGTATAGCGATCCAAGTGCCGTATTTGATCAATTGACAGAAATTCCCGAGATACTGGATTGTGCTATAGACATTAGCAAGTATTATGATGATCTGATAGAATATGCCGGTTACTATAGACTATTGGGCTATGGTATTCATGAAGTTAATCATCAGACTGTTACGATTGATAGATACGAACTAAAAAAGAAATTGTGGTTATGCTTGAATAGCGTAAACGCACTAGAAGGCATCCGTTTCTATGTTAGCTTTGCTTGCAGTTGGGCATTTGCAGAGTTGAAAAAGATGGAAGGTAATGCTAAAATTATCAAACTAATTGCACGAGACGAAAATGTCCACTTAGGGTCCACGCAAACCCTGCTAAAATTGCTACCCCAGGATGATCCGGATTATATTCATATCAAACATGAAACTCATGCAGAATGCGAAGCAATGTTTTTAGCAGCAGCGGCACAGGAAAAAGCCTGGGCACACTATTTGTTTAAAGATGGCTCAATGATTGGTCTAAACGAAGTGCTGTTAGGGCAATATGTTGATTGGCTAACCTGTAAACGAATGGCTGCTGTGGGACTACAGTGTCACATTAAAACAGGAAGCAATCCATTGCCCTGGACACAGAAATGGATCGCTGGTGCAGAAGTACAAGTAGCACCGCAGGAAACAGAAATTAGCAGTTACGTAATTGGCGGTACAAAACAAGATGTTGATCAAAACACGTTCAAAGGATTTAGTTTGTAATGATAACAGTATATTCAAAAAATAATTGCCCATTTTGCGACAGGGCCAAACAGCTATTGGAAAGTAAAAACATTCCGTATGTAGAAGTTAACATAGAGAAAGACCCAGAATCAAGACAGATGCTAGTAGATAAAGGCTTGAGAAGTGTCCCACAGATTTTTCACGGTTATGAATTAATTCCTGGAGGATTTGATGGGTTATCAAAACAAAAACCAGAATTTTTCGAAAAGGTAAAAAATGTTAATCAATAAAAAATATTCTTTAGGGGATATTGTGAGTTTCAAAATAGTCAATGGTGATGAAATTGTTGCACGTATAGTTGAAGAAACCGAGTCAGTGTTCAGTGTGGAAAAACCCTGCTCGGTAATGCCCGGCGCACAGGGCATTGGCCTAATACAAAGTCTTTTTACTGCCGATACCGACATTAAAGTTAGTCTTAGTAAAGCCCATGTGTTAATGCATGCTCCCAGTATTGATCAAATGCAAAAACATTATATCAAGACCACCACAGGTATTGAACCAATTACACGGGGCGGCATTATTACCTAATGGCCTATTCCCTTAGTCCTGCAACATTATCTGCTACTACAGAAAAGACACAGTTGAATCAGACTGTGAGTGTACTTAAAGATGCACTTGATCCCACAATCGCCAATATCGTGGTTGTCAAGGGGACAAATACAACCGGCAATATCAATGTGGCAGTGTCATCCAGTTCGTTTACAATTACTGGTCAATATTATGACAACTGGGATAAGAGTATTGTGTATGAAGAATCTGTACAAACCGGAAATACCTGGGCCAATACTTTTGTGACCGTGACCAGATGGTCAAACGTTAGTGCTAATTTAAATTTCGTTGGTAATTATATAGCTGCAGTATCACCTGATAGTAAAACTGCAAGTTACACCGTTACAATTAATGGAGTAACAACTTTACCATTGACACAGGTTATAAATAACAGTTATACTCCAGGAGCATTAACACTAGTGGAGTATGTTGCCATGGGGAAAGTGTAATGCCACCAGTAACTAGAACCAATGTTGACCCCAGTACTGGCCATGGCGGATATGTTCCTCGTCCCAGTACCCCCAACGGCAGTACTGATACTTTTGTAAATGGGCAGGGTACAGTCAGGGTCACTGATGCATGGCCTGATCATACTGACCCAGGACCACCAGACACACATGGTAGTAATCAGAGTTCTGGCTCATCAACAGTATTTGTCAATGGCTTGGCCTTGGCCAGAATTGGTGATTCAATCAGTTGCGGAGATTTTTGTGCCGCTGGAAGTCCAGACGTAATTTGTGGTTGATATACAATTAACTGCTTACATAACTAGTAAAAAATCAAAGAAAGTACTATTATAGTACCAGATAATGGTGTTATAGCAGTTGTTTTCTAAAAAATCTCGTAGTTATATAAAACTACAACCTGAATAAGGAGGGTGTAACATGAAACAATATTTGCCTAGTATTGCAAAATTTGTGACAATCGTTTTTGGTATGTGGTTAGCCACTGCTGCATTAGTAACAGTAACCAAAAATAAATTTGAAGCATTGGCAGCCGAGAAGGCCCAAATGCAAAAAGTAAAATTAGTATCATCAAATGATCGTGAACGTCAACTGCGTTGCTTGACTCAGAATATCTATTGGGAAGCCGCCAGTGAGCCATTTGAAGGAAAAGTTGCTGTGGCGCAGGTGACCATGAATCGTGTTGCAAGTGGAAATTTTCCTGGAGACGTATGTGGAGTAGTTTATCAGAAAAATATTGTGTACTCAAAAGTGGTATGTCAGTTCTCATGGTACTGTGATGGAACTCATAGAGTGAAGCCAATTTATCAACCACTTTATCGCGAAAGCGAAGAAGTAGCAAAAAAAGTTCTACTGGAAAACTTCCGGTTACCCAGTCTCAAAAATGCAATGTATTTTCATGCTGACTACGTCAAACCCACCTGGGGCAAGACTCCAATTACAAAAATTGGACGCCATGTTTTTTATGGTAGTTAGTGGGATACAGAATGCCACTGTTAAATTCAACCTTTAGACCTAGAGCCAATATGTCAAAAACTGAAGATTCAAATAAAATTGATTTCAATCGTATTAAAAATGGTGTAGCCGAGTTCTTTTTGGCTCACTTCCACAAAATCAGTGCCGACACACTGGGATGGTTGGCTGCAATAGCATTACACGCAGCCACTATTCCAACATTGTTGGCATTACTAACCGGATTAACTGATACTACTCCCAGTGTTGATGTTGTAATGTTTTTATGGTTGGGA